AAACACGAACCAACAAAACCTAAACAACTACCTTTAATTGAACCCGATATAGTTAACGGAAAAGAATTACTTTCGTTTAGCGAAAAGATGAAACAAAGTAAAGGCGATGTGCCATTTTGATTATTATAACAAGCAAAAACACGAATTATGGATGAATTGACAATTATAAAAGGCAAAGTGTTATTAGACACTACTTATTTAAAAATTAAAATTAGTTTGGAAGAAATTAAACAAAAACACGAACATAGAACTGATTTAATTAACTCAATGGAACGTAGTTTAGCAGACTTACAAGAAGTAAAGATTAGTTATGATGCTATGGAAAAAGAACTAAGAGCAGCAGTTCAATCGTCTTTTCGTTTAGAACGATTGCTTCAGGAAGAAAAATTTCAGGTTATAGATTTAAAAAATCAATTACAATTTAAGGGTATAGACTTATGAAGTGTAAAAATTGCAAAGAGAAGTTCGAACCTATCCGCTTTAATCAAAAGTATTGTTTAAATAAAATTTGTGTTGCCGCTTGGGTGCAAGAAGCTAAAGTTAAAAACTGGCAAAAGACGAAAGCTAAAATGAAAGCAGAACTAGAAACTACCCAAGAACTTGTTAAAGCAGCTCAATTAGTTTTTAATAAATATATCAGAGAACGAGATAAACACGAATTATGTATTTCTTGTAAGAACACACCAAAAAAAATAAACGCTGGACATTTTTGGAATGCTAACAACCATTGGAATGTAAGATTTGACGAAGATAATGTTCACGTTCAATGTGAAAAATGTAATAGTTTTTTATCAGGCAATCTTATTGAGTATAGACAAAATCTTTTAATGAAAATAGGAGCAGAAAGATTTAGCCAATTAGAAGCAAGAGCAAGGGTAACACGGAAGTTCACAAAAGACGAACTCAAAGAATTAATTAAAACCTATAAAGAAAAGATTAAACAATATGAAGCATAACAGTGATTTCAAATATGACTTAGAGATAGGTTTAAACTACGAAACTAAATTAGCTGAGTTACTGGGTAAGAAGATAGAAGTTAAACGTGATTTTAAATGTTTAGAAACAGGTAACATATTTGTTGAGTATGCAAGCAGGGGTAAGTTATCGGGAATAGCTACAAGCGAAGCTGACTATTATTGTTATTGGTTAAGTGAACATCATTTTATAATGATAGAATCTGAAAAGCTAAAAGCCATTTGTAAAGAATATTTAGGAACGAGCAGGGATGTTTTAGGCGGTGACTCCAACACCAGTAGAGGAATTTTATTACCATTAAAAATTTTTTTTTAATATTTTTTTGTTCTTTAGTGTTATATTAAAAAGAATAGTTATATTTGTAAAACAATTAAACCAATATATTATGATTTTATTTAACGACCACTTTCAGAATTTTAAAACTTATAATATTCAGAAAGCACAATTAATTATTGCGGATATTCCTTATAACTTAGGAAATAGCGCCTATGCTTCTAACCCTGCGTGGTATAAAGACGGAGATAACGCAAATGGAGAAAGTGAATTAGCTGGAAAATCTTTTTTTGATACCGATGAAAATTTTAGACCTGCTGAATTTATGCACTTTTGTAGTAAGTTGCTGAAAAAAGAACCAAAAGAAAAAGGGCAAGCTCCTTGTATGATTGTTTTTTGCGCATTTGACCAACAGATGTATTTAATAGAACTTGCAAAAAGATACGGATTAAATAACTATATTAATTTAGTTTTTCGTAAAAACTTTTCTGCTCAAGTATTAAAAGCAAATATGAAGATTGTAGGGAATTGTGAATATGGACTTTTGTTTTATCGTGAGAAACTTCCAAAATTTAACAATAAAGGTAAAATGGTTTTTAATTGCATTGATTGGGAACGTGATGATAATTCAGAAAAAATACACCCGACACAAAAACCTGTTAAATTGCTAAAAAAATTAATTGAAATTTTTACAGATGAGAATGATATTGTAATAGACCCTTGCGCAGGTAGTGGAAGCACTTTAGTAGCTGCAATAGAATTAAACAGAAAAGCGTATGGTTTTGAAATTAAAAAAGATTTTCACAAAAAGGCGAATGAATGGATTGAAACAGTAATACAAAGGAAAAGAGATATTGATGAATTTGGGTTTGCAAAAACTGAAATAGAAAAAAAATCTCCTACATTATTTTAATTTACCTATTGTTATATTAAAAAGAATAACTATATTTGTCAAACAATTAAAATTTATATTATGAAAAAGTTAGTAGAAATTCAGGCAGAATTAAAATGTCCAAAGGGAAGTTTCAATGCGTTCGGAAAATACAAGTATCGAAGTGCTGAACAAATTTTAGAATCCGTTAAACCTATTTTAGCAAAACACGGAGCAACATTAATCCTTAGTGATAGTATTGAACAAGTTGGAAACAAGCTATTTTTAAAAGCTACAGCAACTTTAAAATGTGAAGGTGGTATAGCAGAAGTTTTAGGATGGGCAGAACTTGGAGAACATAAAGGAATGTCAAGTGAACAATGTACTGGCACGGCTTCAAGTTACGCACGTAAATATGCTTTAAATGGTTTGTTTTTAATTGATGAAACGGAATCAGACCCCGATTCAAAAGATAATACTAAAATCATAAACAACCCCGATAGCGTTTCAATTAAAAAAGAAATAGAAAAGTATAAGAACCCCGAAAAAAACGAAAAAAAGGAAATATCTGCGGAGCATTTTCAAAAAGCTATTGTAGCAATCCAAAAAGGGAATTACTCAATAGAAGAATTAAAAGCAAGGTTTGAGTTAAACGAATTACAAGAAAAAGCACTTTTATTAGTATGAAAATTAGATGCTCACAATTAGGAAAATTAATGACTTCACCCAAAACAAAGGGTGAGGTCTTATCTAAGACTACTAAAACCTACATTCAGGAACTTGCAATCGAACATAAATACTGAATCCGTAAGGAATTTTGGAGCAGGTATACTGATAAAGGTAACGAAGTAGAAGACGAAGGAATAGAACTTGTTAACGATGTGTTGAACTTAGGCTTTATTTACAAAAATGACGAGAATATAACCAACGATTATTTAACAGGAACTCCCGACGTAAACACGAACGAAGTTCTTTTAGATGTCAAGTGTAGTTGGGATGCTACAACGTTTCCTTTTTTTGAAACCGAATGCACGAACAAAGATTATTACTATCAATTACAAGGTTATATGTGGTTATTAGGTAAAGACGAAGCGTTACTTTGTTATTGCTTAGTAAATACACCATTTCAAATCGTAGAAGATGAAGTTAGAAGAGAACATTGGAAGCAAGGGTTAATAGATGAAAGTTTAGATGTAAGAGATTTTGTGCAGAAGAAACATAACTTTGACCACATACCAAAAGAAAAGCGCGTGAAAGTCTTTAAAATAGCAAAAGACGAAAGCGTAATAGAACAAATTAAAGAAAGAATAGAATTAGCACGTGAGTATTATAATCAATTAATGCAAGAATTATGAAAGAATTAAAAGTAATGGGTTATTATGTTAACTCAACACGAGAGCAAACCGTACAAATCAAAGACTTTAAAAAAGATAAACTTTGGTACGAAACAATAAGACAATATGAAACAAATCCTATAACAGAGTTTTGTTGTTCGGTTGAAAGATTTAAACGATTATATATTCAAAAACAATAGATGCGTTTTTTCGTCTTAATAGTATGGAACTAAAGAAACATTCTAAAAACGTTCACGAACTACATTTAGACGGAAAAGAAGTAAAAATTGCTATGTTATCAGATTTACATTGGGATAACCCAAAATGCAACTGGGACTTATTAAAGAATCATTTAGACTATTGTTTAGCCAAAAACATTCCTGTAATGGTTAATGGTGATTTTTTTTGTTTAATGCAGGGTAGGGGAGATAAACGCGGTAATAAGTCTGACATAAGACCCGAACACAATAACGCAAAATATTTAGATAGCATTGTTGAAACTGCTGTTGAATGGTTCTCCCCTTATGCACATATATTAACTGTTATAGGTTATGGAAACCACGAAACAAGCATAATAAAATATCAAGAAACGGATATACTTCAAAGGTTTGTTGACTTACTTAACTATAAAAACAATAGCAACGTAATGACTGGAGGTTATGGTGGGTGGTTAATTGTTAAGCAATTTTATAACTCTAAATATATTAGTTATAAGATTAAATATTTTCACGGTTCAGGAGGTGGTGGAGTAGTAACAAAGGGAGCATTAAATTTAACAAGAGCGTTAGAAATGTACGAGAATTTTGATATCTTTACAATGGGTCATATACACGAAAATTCAGCTCGCCACGATGTTAGAGATACTATTACGCATTATTCTTCAAGTACATATAAATTAGAAAAAAAAGAACTTCATTTAATGATTACTGGAACTTACAAAGAGGAATACGGAGACGGTAGTAAAGGTTGGCACATTGAAAGAGGCGCACCCATTAAACCAATTGGGGGTAGGATATTAAACTTAAGTGTATCAAGGATTAGAGATAATGGTACTGATATAATAGTAAAACACATTGATAGCATAAGATTTCACAAATGGGAAAGGTAACGATACAATTTGACACAATAGAAGAACAAGAAGATATAAGGGATGCTTTAGATGGTTACAAATGGCGAATGGTTGCTTGGGAGTTAGACGAATTTTTAAGAAGTGAGATGAAATATAACGAAAAATTGAGTAACTTAGAGTATGAATTTGCTGAAAAAACACGAGAAGAATTAAGAGAGAGAATAAATAGTTATAATTTAAGTTTAGAATAAATGGAAAAAAGAGAAAACAGCGGAGCGTTATTTACTAACGACAAAAGAGAAAAGGAAACGCATCCCCATTACAATGGAAAAGCTACAATAGGTGGTGTTGATTATTACGTTAGCAGTTGGATTAAGGAAGGTAAAAACGGAAAATTTCAGAGTCTAAGTTTTAAACCCGTTCAGGAACAAGCAAAGCCGCAAGATAGACCTAAATACGGAAAAGAGTTTGACGATTTTTTAAATATGTATAGCGCTAAAACCTCGGTCAACGATAATATATTAAAAGAGTATTTAAAGAGATGAACCCCGTTTTAAGACATTTTTTGTTTTAATTTTAAGGAGAAAGTGGGACTGACGCCGTGACGCCGCTG